GAAATTCTGCTACGGTTCCGGTCCTTTTTCTTGCATCCTTTTGCCATGTCTTTACCCTCAGGTTTTTTCTAGGAACGAAGATAGAATAGCAAAGAAAAATTTTTTTTCATATTAGACCAAAGTCTAATTGACATTGCGTCATGTTACATGGTATAATTTAAAAACCCTGCGGTAGCTAACTAGGCGCGATTTCATCGCGCGGCGATCCGTTCCATTCCCGATGCTGCACCGCAACATCAGGATGCCCTACATTAGGGCAAGCTACATTAGCGTTAGCTAATGCAGCCTGGCCCCCAGGTTATATTAGAATCCTCTAATTTAGAAGATCCCAAAATGCGCCTAGCAGGCAGTAAATGCAAACGAGAAAGATTATCATTTCCATTATTCTATCCACAGGTTATCCACAAGCCCTGATTATATCATGTTGCAATGCAACAAAGATATAAGGGAAAATACGTATTGACAACGAGGCCAGAATATGATAGGACATATTAGATAAATCTAATTTAACATAATGCCTTTTATACGCATGACAGCGCTGTCATAGTAGCTAAGTTATTGATTTATAAGGACCTAGCGATTTAACATAATACATTTTGTGCGCCATAATAATTCCTTATAAATCAACACGTTAGGAAGCAAGTGCAATTATCATGCCATGACAGCGCTGTCATGTAAATGTAAATCTAAGTGAGAATGCGTCTCATTTCGCCGTCGGCGCAGTATATTAGAAGAATCTAATATACCTGGGCAAAAGAGAGCCCGCCTCTCCCGCCACCGATCTCAGTCTGTTTTAGGTGGCCTGCCAGGCGGGCTCTGTCCGGCGGCTAGTTGTTATGGGGACGCCGGGAGAGGGCACGAGTTAAATCAATCACCTTGTCTTTACCTTGGAGCAGTTCGTCGTCGGAAGGTGCGCAGATCGCCCAGACCGAAGCAACGCCAGAGAGAATGATGACCGCCAAAAGAAACCATGTCAGGAATGTCATTTCCAGAGCCTCCAAGCGTGGATCTCGTAGGTGTCGGCATTGTGTGAATATTCCGACATATAAACCGTGCCCAGATCGCCATCCAGTTCGAGCATATCACCTTCGCTGTCAGCCCCGATCTGATCGAAGGTTTTTTCCAGTTCGCGGATCGCCTTATTCATGGCCTTGTCAGCACCTTGAAAATATTTAATCCGTTCGCCGTTCCGGTAGATTGCAATTCGCTGCGTCATGTTTCGTGTCCTCGTCTTTGCCTCTCACCTATAGTTTAGACCTAGCACAGAAAAGGTGTATAAGACATAGGTCTAATTGACAAGCATAAAAAATTATGATAGGCAGCCAGGGATATGCAAGATCCGTGCCAGGTAGGAGGGCGGTTTTCAGACCTCGGGCGGTTTTCAGACCTCTTGACACCCCTAGTTTTCGGACCCTTCTTCACGTAAACCATTATGAGTTTTTCTCAAAATAGACCGGCGCTAAAATTAATTCTTGACAACTTACTACTATTTTGATATACTGTCCATATACTGATAAGAGGAGAACTCAATTTATGTCTTTGCCGACAACTTACTCAGAAGATAAAGTACCGGAACAAATACAACCGGAAGAACTTGAAATTGCAGATACGTATCTTCGAACCGGAGACATATCTGAGACCGCTGAAATGCTAAACATTCCGCGAAATGAAGTCGTGCGTGCACTAAATAAAAAGCCTGTAAAAGAATACGTGGATTCGATATTTAATGATATTGGATACTTAAATCGATTTAAACTCGCTGATATTTGGTCAAAAATCATCGACAGAAAAATGGAAGAATTAGATGAAGCAGAGATAGGTTCGGCAAAAGATATTGTAGAAATTTTGGACAAAGCTACTAAGTTTGTAGAAACTATGAATAAACTACAAGCAAGCAGAGATAAGACGGGCCCCGGCAAGCAAACCAATGTTCAAATTAATGAATTTGGTGAAACTGGTAATTACGGAGCCCTTCTACAACACTTATTTAATGGAGGAAAATAAGTGTATAAATGTTTAGCCTCCTGTCACTAGTTAAAACTTTAAGGTGAAAACTCAATGACAACTGAAGATAAAGACCTAGATATTCCTATTAATCGTGCAGCAGCAGATGCCCGTCAGGCGGGAGCTGGAGCTGGTACTTCTACTCGTGAAACCACTGCTTTTGAGGGATCTCATAAGCAAACAGCAGATACTAATGTAGAAGAGCAATTAGCAGGTCAAACTGGAGCACAGGGAGCGAGCGATCGTTTCTTTGGTGATCTAAACCGACTAAATGCTAAGCGCACATATGACCAGACCCAGTCTGTTGATTTAGCACAGCTACAGGGTACTAGCGACTTTCGCTTTAACATGCAAAATCTAATGGTTCAAGCTACTCAGAATGCAATTGAAACTGCAAACATGATTAGCAAGCAGGCTGTAGCACATCGTGACATCGCGATTAACAGCCAGTGGACTATTGATAAAGAAGCTTTTGAAGCTGCTGTCGCAGCTGCCGTAGCTAAAACTGTTAATAGCTAAAATCTTAAAGTGACACCTACTTAGTGGTGTGACAGCGGCGAGAGAGCCGCATCTTTTTTAGCGGCTAAGGCCGCCAGTGAAGAATGTTGGCCCTATTAAAGGAATAGCCGTTCTTCACTACCTGTTTAAGGGGGTAGGTGTACAGTTCATCACTATGAACGCGGGAGTGGTTTCCCCAGGTGTAACCAACCATAAATAGGATTAGGGTGGCGACTACCCCCTCTACTTACTAGGAGAAAACATGTACGTTCTAAGAACCGTGAGAAGGAAATTACCTATATATCAGACGGAAGATTTAGAGCTAGTAAAAGAACAACTAGCTATTCGAGCTGAAAAATATGGAATAGAAAAATATGAAATTTTTGATTGTGTAAAGGAAGAAGTAATAGATGTTGAAAGTATCAAGACAGGATATTTCGACGGAGGAGATTCAGAACTATCCGAATCCCTTTCTGAAAATACCGATTTCTCCCTATATGGAGCTCTTGGGGATACAACCGAATCGTCCTCAGAAAGCCCTGATTAATGCAATAAATAATCCTAAATATAGATTTGTGACAGCCTGTTTGTCGCGACGAGTAGGCAAAACGTATATTTCCAATATAATTGGCCAGCTCGTCGCTCTATACCCAGGTACTCACATGCTACTTATAGCACCTGATTACTCACTAGCCTCAATTAGTTGGGATCTACAAAGACAACTATTAGGCAAATTTGACATTGAAAAAACAAAAGACAATGCGAAAGATCGAGTAATTGAGTTAACAAATGGAAGTATGATTCGTGTAGCTTCTGTTGCTAGAGTAGATAGTGCTGTAGGACGATCTTATGATTTGATTATTTTTGACGAAGCTGCACTAAATGATGAAGGTGAAAAAGCTTTCAATGTTGCACTACGTCCTACACTTGATAAAATGGAATCAAAATGTATATTTATCTCTACTCCTCGTGGAGATAACTGGTTTCGTGAGTTCTTTGATCGTGGATTTAATGATAAAGAAGAATACTCAGATTGGGTAAGTATTCATGCTGACTGGCGAGAGAATCCTCGTGCTACTGCTGAAGATATACGACGTGCAAAAGCTACTATGTCCAATGCAGAGTTTGAACAAGAATATCTTGCTAACTTCGTAACATTCGAAGGTCAGATTTGGGGACTACCTGATGAAGCTATACAGGATCTTACTCCTGTTAAAAACCTTGTGTTAGAATATCCTCATCGCTTTGATAAGATTGCTGGTCTGGATATGGGATTTCGTGACTTTACTGCTCTTGCTGTAATCGCTGTAGAAGATATACTAGAAGGCGAAATGGCAGGATTGAAAAGATATTTTATACTAGAAGAATACTTTGAACATAAAAAGTCTACAGAAGCACATGCTCACGCAATACATAAACTAGAACAAAAGTGGGATATAGATTATATCTTTATAGACAGTGCCGCAGCACAGACAAGATTTGACCTTGCTTCTACTTACGAAATCGCTACTATTAATGCCAAGAAGTCTGTACCAGACGGTATTGGAGCAGTAGGAGCAGTTTTACAAAGTGGAAGGTTAATTGTGGATGAGAACTGTTTTGAGGTTATTCATTCAATGCGTAATTATAAATGGAAAGGACAATCTAACGATGGAGTCTGGAACATTGAGACACAGAAGCCCGAACACAACCGAGCTTCTCATATGGCGGACGCTATCCGCTATGCGATCTATACGTATGAACAAGGGGCAGGCGGTGTTATGTAATACCGCAATATTTGATAAACAACGTAAAGATAAACAATATTAATTCTTGACAAAGTGCTTAAACTTTGTTAGAATAATAAAAGATAGAATAAAAAAGAACCTACTATTTAGGGCCCGTCCGATTCACCGCATCGGACGGTGCTTTTCTATGTTTGACAGGGAAGAAAATGAGTGACTTGAAACGACTAGAAGTTAAGTATGTCAGAGATCGCGCAAAGTCGCGTTATAAACGAGGTTCAGAATGTGAGATCTGTGGTACAACTGACGAACTACAGTTTCATCACTTTTACACAGTAGACCTACTTTGGAATCGGTGGAAGAAGCTAAAAGGTATAGTTATAAATTGTGTAGATGATATAATGGAAGTACGGGATGCCTTTATTGAAGATCACGAGCGTGAACTCTATGAAGAAACAGCCACCTTATGTAAACACTGCCATAATAATCGCCTACACAGAGTGTATGGACAGAAGCCTTCCTTAGCAACCGCTGAAAAACAAAAGCGCTGGCTATTAAAACAAAGGGATAAATTCTATGGGAGCAATTAGAGACTGGTGGTGGAATGTCAAAATGAATCGTGGACAAACTGCGATTCACTATGACGAAGGCGATACTAAAGATGCAACTCGTCGCGATATGTACTTTAAAAGAGCGTATGATCGTTTAGAAGTAATTCGTAGAGGAACTGATTTACTAGTAGACTCCGCCGCAGAGATTAACGTATCTGTTATGGATCCTCTTCCAACTGATTCGAAGTTTTTGAATCCTAACAGTAAAAATCCTCAGATGGTACGAAAGAAAAAAGTAGAAACACTACTTAACTTTCAGGCAAATTCTGAGGTAGATCAAAACCAATTTCGTCGCGAAGTGTTTATGGATCTAATTATAAATGGAAACGCGTTTTTATACTTTGATGGAAACGAGTTATTTCAATTACCAGCCCACCTAATGGAAATTAAAGTTGGTAAAAAGAAACGTGTTGAAGGTTATACTTATGATTCCACAACTAAGTTTGGAACAGACGAGATTATTCATATTAAAGAAAACGCCGCAGATAGTATATATCAAGGTGTTTCTAGACTGTACTGTGCACAAAGAAGTATTAATACATTAGACTTGATGTTAAACTTTCAAGACTTATTCTTTGAAAATGGTGCAGTTCCAGGATTGGTATTAACAACTCCTAATATTCTAAATGCAAAAATTAAACAAAGGATTTTAGAAAATTGGAGACGTTCTTACAGTCCAAAAGCAGGGGCACGTCGTCCACTTATTCTTGATGGAGATTTTAAGGTTAATCCCCTATCTGAGATTAGGTGGCGTGAGCTAGATTTCGAGACTTCAGTAGATGGTCATGAAACCAAAATACTAAAAGCATTAGGCGTTCCCCCTATTCTACTAAATTCCGGAAATAATGCTAACCTTACCCCTAACTTAAAGTTATTTTATTTAACAACCGTTCTACCTCTAATGAACAAATTCGTAGCAGCCGTGGAGGCTTACTTCGCGTATGATATGAAGCCGGATACGGTTGGTGTAGCAGCGTTAGCCCCTGAAATCAGGGATCAAACAACGCAACTAACCAGTCTGGTAAATACTGGAATCATTACTATCAATGAAGCTAGAGACCAATTGAGAATGGATCCAGCACCTGACGAACACGCAGACGAGTTAAGAATACCTGCTAACATTGCAGGATCTGCAGTGGATCCAAGTCAGGGAGGTAGACCATCCGGATCATCTTCGGATGATTCAGGTGACGAGGAAAAACCTAAACCAGAGGTACAAGGTGAAAATGAAGATAAAGAGTAATCAACCCGACCTTCAGCAAAAAGTTTTTTCTTTCGACACTGCACTTACATTTAAGAAAGTTGACCCCGAAGATAAAGATTCCCCATTAATCATCGAAGGTTCAGCGAGTACGAATGATATGGATCGTATGAGAGATATCATTGATCCTAAAGCATGGAAGAAGCGCGATGCGTTAAAAGCATATCAGGCTAATCCTATTATTCTAGCGTATCATAGACATGATAAGCCTATTGGTAGAGCAACGGAAGTTCGCGCTACTGATAACGGACTTAGCATTAAAGCGCAAATTAGTAAGTCAGCATCAGAAGTCTACTCCCTTATCCAGGAAGGTATTCTTAAAGCCTTTAGTGTAGGCTTCATAGCGAAAGACTTAGACTACGACCCAGATGAAGATATTTTTAATATTAAAGATGTCGAACTAGTCGAAGTTAGTGTTGTATCTGTTCCTGCAAACCCATATACTACATTTAGTGTAAGTAAAAGTTTTGATAATCCAAGGGAATTTGAAGCTTTTAAGAAGTCATTAATAAATGACGAAAAAGAAAACCCTGAAACTATTGAGGAGAATAAACCAATGGAAAAGAGTGAAAAGAGCACTCCTTCAATTGATGTTAGTTCCTTGACTTCTTCTGTCGCCGAGACAGTAATGAAGGCTCTAGAGGAGCGTGAAGCTGCTAAAGAAGCAGAGCGCAAGGCTAAAGAGGCTCGTGATATTGAGGTTAAAACCGCAGCAGAGCGTCTATTAGAAGATGTAAAGAAAGATCTACAAGCCAAGCTAGAAGAAGAAAAGGAAGGCGCACTTAAGGAAGTAACTACAAAATTTGCTTCCGAATTAGAAGAGAAGCAGCGTGAGCTAGAAGAGCTACAGTCTGCTATGAGAAAAAATAAGATGCATTATCCCTCTGATGCAGGTGAGGACAACCTAACCGACGCAGAAAAAGATAACGCAGTATTTATGGCAAAGCTATTCGCTAAGCCAATTGATGGAACCAAGTATTTCCAACGCCTAGTTCAGAAGTCTGGACGTGAGCACTGGGAGTCTGGTACTCTATCTGGATGGGAAGAAGAGTTCTCTACACGCGTACATAATGAAATGCGCGAGAATTTAATTGTAGAGCCACTATTTACAACTATCCCAATGAGCACACCTACTATGCATATGCCTGTAAATCCAGAAGCAGGTTACGCAGAGTGGATCCCTGATGCAAACTTCCGTTCTAGTCTAGCGACTGGTCAGGAAAGTCCTGGATCAGGTGAAGTTTCTTCTACTGGTAGCGCAGTCGATCATCAGTTGAAAGAAAACACAATCACCGCATATAAGCTAGCAACCAAAGAATTTATTGGTTACGAAGAGGAAGAGGACAGCATTGTTGCCCTACTACCTATCATTCGTGATGCTATGGCTCGTCGTATGGCTAAGTCTGCTGACCTAGCTCTACTACGCGGTGCAGGAGCTGGAGCAGATCCTATTACTGGTCTAACCGGTCTAGGTTCTTCTGTAACTGATGTTAGTTTTAGCATTAGTTCTCCTTCTAGCAGCACTGTTGCATCTGTAACATATAATGACTTTATTACTGCTCGTCAGAATTTAGGACTATATGGAGATGATCCTAGCAATCTAGTTTGGATTGTTTCACCAGCTTTATATTATCACTTATTAGGAACCAGTTTCTCAACTACCTTCCTAACAATGGATAAGATTGGTGATCGTGCTACTGTTCTAACCGGCCAGATTGGTGCAATCGCAGGTACGCCTGTTGTACTATCTCGTCAGTTTGATAACACAAATATCGAAACCCCAGTAGCGGGTACTTCTTTCGGTGTACTATGTCGCCCAACAAACTTCTTGAAGGGTGAACTACGTGGTATGCGAGTAGAATCTGATACTGACGTATTCAACCAGAAGCGTGGATACGTAGCAACCCGTCGTTTTGGATTCAAGGATCTAGACGTGGGTCAGGGTGTTGTTAAGTTTGTATTCTCATCTTAATAACTAAATAATAGTGGGGGAGGGAAACCTCCCCCATATTTTGAGGAAATATTATGACCGATTTAGTCACTTTACAAGAATATAGAGAATATAAGGATTTAAAGAATACTGAAAAAGATTCTTTAAGACAAGCATTAATCGTATCTGTCTCTAAATTAGTAGAAAACTACTGCAATAGAGTATTTTTAGATTATGCTAGTAGTCCTGGTATTATAGAATATTATAGTGCTTTGACTAATAGAGTATTTTTAAACCATTTTCCAATTTTAGAAGTTTATTCTGTAGAAACTTCTCCAGATGCAGGATTAAATTATACGGCATTAACTGAGGGAGCAAATACTAATTATAATGGATATATTGTAGATTATGAAAATGGTATTGTAATGACACAAAATCAAAGAACTCCTTTTTTATATTCATGTGACTTAGAGCATAATAGTTTTAAAATCTCTTACAGAGCAGGATATGAAGAACTGCCTTTTGATTTAAAATTAGCAGTATTTGATATTGTTCATTATTATGAACAAGAAGAAAAAAGCTTAAGAAAATCTTTAGCCAGCGCTACTTTAGAAAATGCTCTACCTTTTAATGATGCAAACTTTCCTTCTCATATAGAAAGAATTTTAAGTCTATATAAAGTTTCTGTAGCAGAAGAATTTTCCTTTCATAAATTTGGCTGGCCGAGAGCATAATGGCTAATAAAGCAATATCTATAACTGTTTCTGGTAGAGATAGGTATCACTTATTAAAGTCTATTAATAGACAACAATATATGCAACTTTTTATGAGTGCTTTATTAAATGCTGGTAACTATCGAAAAATTCGTAAACGTCTTTATGATAACTTATCCACTGCTATTTACGTTAGTCCCGGCAGCATTGAACACACTCTTGTAGAATATAGAAATTATTTAGCTAGACAAGAAAAATTACCTTTTAGTAAAGAAGAAATGTTACAAGCTTTATCAGGAGCAAAAGGAATAGCTAATAATATTTATAAAACATTATTTAGAATTACTCCTACTTCAAAAACTTTAGAAAAAAATAAAGAGTTTATGATTATAAAACATACAGGAGACTTTAGTAGTTTACTTAAACAATGGAGAGAATCGATTAATAATCTTAAAGATTCAATTCCAGTTAAGTCTACAAAAACATTTTTAAATATGGTTCAAGGTGGACATATTGTTGGAGTAGTTTCAGATTTAGCACAACAATCTATGTTTTCTAGTAAAACAGCAGGAAAAGATAGTTTTTTAGATGAAAAACTACAAAAAGAATTTGAAGAGTTAACTACTAAATTTATGCAAGAAATAGCTACAAAACCTTCTTTGGTTGAGGAATTAAATCTTGTTATAAGTATAGAATGGGATGCTGATTTTTTACATAATATTGAAAAAGCATTTAAAATACAAGGGTTAAGTAGATCTAAAAGTTTTAAAGAATGGAAAACTAGAGTACCTATAGCCTTAGAAGTAGATATTATTAATCAAGGTAGATCTGCTACTTTAACTAATTTAAGAGATTGGTTTTTAAATGAATTTATAAAAGATTTAGAAACTAATAATAGAATTTCAAGAGCACTATTAGATGCCTTAGAACAATTAAGTGTATCAAATCCTAATTCTCTAGAAGAACAAATGCGAGAATTAGAAGATTTATGGATTGATACTGAGTATAAAGGTAAAAAATATACTAAAGCATTAAAAGGTGTTATTCAAGAACAAGAAAAAGTTAAATTAAAAGCAGGAGGAGTTCCTCCTGTATTAAAAGGAGATAAAGCGGGCGGACAAAGTCTATCCTCTATACAAAATTATATAAATGCAAATATGCATCGTATTTTACGTGATAAAGTGATGGGCAAAGGCGGAGCTAAAGAACTACTTAATTATAGAACGGGTAGGTTTGCTCATTCCGCACAAGTAATCTCTATGAGATCTATTACAGGAAAAACAGTTGAAGCAACTGTAGATTGGATGCATTTCCCTTATGATGTATTTGCACCAGGAGGCAGACTTCACAGGCCTTTAAGAGATCCTAGAGTTTTAATACATGGAGCTGTAAGAGAAGCATTCAAAGAACTCGCAATTTCACAATTAAGATTAAAAACTAGGGTGACATAATGGCAACAAAAAGATCAAAAATAATAAATGCTCTAGTTAGTCTTTTAAAAGAGATTGACGGTAGAAGCCCCTACAATCAAGATTTATATAAAAATGTAGAAGGAAAACTACGTTTTTGGGATGAAGTACAAGAAACCCCATTCGTATGTCTTACCGCTGGAACAGAAACTAGAGAGTATTTACCTAGTAATTTCAGTTGGGGATTTTTAGACATTTTAATACGAATTTATGTAACTTCTGATGATTCAAAAGAAATATTAGAAGAAATTTTTGAGGATATCGAATATGTTATTGACGCCAATAATGAACTAGTGTTTGGTAATGGACCAGAAGAAATTTGCACCGATATGAGAATTACTTCTATAGTAGATGATGAAGGTCTATTACATCCCACATCCGTAGGAGAGATAACACTAGAAGTACGATATCCTATTCAAAGAAGTAATTAAGGAGATTTAAATAATGGCAACTTTTAGTCTAGTAAGAGACACAAAAGTCTATGTATCTACCCAAGCAGCCATTGCCGATATGACCAACCTGAATACTTGGCAAGTTCCAGTATTAGATGGATATAGTTTTACAGCTGAGACTAATGTCGAAACTGTTACCGTATCAGAGGCAGGGGTCACAGGCATTGCTAGAGGGCAACAGGCATTTACAACTTCGTTAAATCCTGTTGAATGGAGCGTAACTACATATATGCGTCCAAGATGGGGTGCCTCACCTGATAATCAAGCAGATGCTGTAGAACGTGTTTTATGGGAAGGTTTAGCAGCTGCTGAAGCTTCTAACACTATTACAACTAAACAAAATGGTCTTGCAACTACATTAGGAGCAAGTACTCAAGGTATGTCAGTTGATTTTGGTACCTCAGATACTAATCAATTACTACCTCTTAGCTTTATCTTTAACATGGGCGATAATTGGTATCATATTACTCAAGCTTTAGTTAACCAAGCTGAAGTTGATTTTAGTATTGATGCAATTGCACAAATTACTTGGAGTGGTTTTGGCACAAGTCTAGTATCTGTAACAGGAGCTGACTTAACAACTGTTCAAGGTTGGACAGGTACTCCACGTTTTCCTGGTTCCGGTATTACTGGAGCAGAGGGAGATTATGTAACAGCGCCCGCAAGTTATACTTGTATTCGTAATAAGTTGAGTACAGTAGAACTAACTGATAATGCTAGCCCAGGCACTTCTTATACTGTAGCCTTAACCGGGGGTTCATTAACAATCAATAATAATATTGAATTCTTAACACCAGAAAATTTAGGTGTAGTTAATCAGCCTTGTGGTGGTTTTACAGGAACTAGAGAAATTAGTGGTAATATGACTGCATATTTAAAGACAGGAGCTACTTTAACAGGTGGTCTATTGGCTGATTTATTAACCGATAGCACAACAGTTACACAAGATTTTGCTTTAAAGATTCATGCAGGTAATGGCATAAATACAACAACTAATGTACCTCAGGTATTATTTGATATGCCACATACGCATATTAACGTTCCTACAGTTAATGTAGAAGATGTACTTAGTGTTGATATTGGTTTCACTGCACTACCAACAGATAGTGCTGGAGTATTCGATTTAGAATATAATAATGAGTTAACCGTAACATATTATCCAGACGAAACTTAATAAATAAATAAGGTAGGGGCTTTGCCCCTACCTATTTTAACTGTAAAGGTGTAATATGTCATTTATTCTAAACCGAGATGCTGAATTATATATATCAAATGCAACTGCTACTTGGAATGCTACAAATACTGATAGATTATTGTTAAAAAATGATTTTGCTATTAGACCCTCAGTAACTTATACTTCAGTTAATAGAGAAAGTATAAACCCTACAGGAAGTAGAACACCTACAGTTTTTTCTGCTGCCGAAGGTCCTGTAAATGTAGAATTTACAAGTTATCTTTATGCAGGGATACCTACTTCTTTCGTTGAATTAACAAGTAGAAAAGCTTTTCAAGGGTTAGCAGGATATGCAGCAGCATACACTAGTTATGCTGATCGTGCAGAAGTAGTATTTGCAAATAGTAATATAGCAAGGTTACTGGCAACAACTGTTTGGTTTGCTTTTCCAACATCAACTTATCGAGTAGATGATGTTACTTTTACAAGAGCAGAAATAGATATTTCATTAACAGATATTGCACAAATAAGGTGGTATTGTTCAGGAAAAGGCTTAACTTTAAATGATACATATGCTCCACCAACTGCTACAGATTTAACCCCTTATAAAAGTTGTATTCCAAATAAGTTTACTGAAATTTCATTAAGTATTGGAGCAAAAAATTATACTTTAAATCTGTTAAATTCGAAAATTAATATAGATAATCAAATATCTTTTATAAGTAGAGATATTTTAGGAACTTTTACGACAGTTAATGATCATTATACAGGGGATAGATCAATAACTGGTGAATTAGGATTTTATTTAAAATCCATCGGGGGAGTAAATACGGCACAAACACTATTTACTGACCTTTATACTAATAGAAGCTATTTAGAAGATAATACCGCCAGTATAACAATAAGTATAGGTGGCTCTTCTAATACTCCTAGATTAGATATTATAATGCCAAATGTATATTTGAACTTGCCTGATACAGAATGGTCTGTGGCAGCTTCTTTAAATGTACCTTTTATAGCATTAGAGTCTACTCCAGGGGCAGCTGACGAAATAACATTAAAATATTATTTATAAGAGGGAACTACCTATGTTAGATCTTAAAAGCTTAATCTTACCCGAAAAAACAGTTACAGTTGAATTTCCTGATTGCCCAGGATTTGAAATTGAATTGACCTTTTTAGGAAAAGATGAATTAAGTAAATTACAAGAAAGATGTACCAAACAAAAACTAGATCATAGAACTCGCAGAGTATATCCAGAGTTAGATGAAGAAAAATTCTTAGATGAGTACGTTAGAAGTACAATAAAAGGCTGGAAAGGCTTAAAATTTAAGTACTTGCCTAAATTTGTCCTAGTGGACGATCAAACAGAAATAAAAGCTGAAGATACAGTTAGTTATACTCACGAAAATGCTTTAGCATTAATTAAAAACTCAACTTTATTTGATGGATGGGTTTCTGATATAACTACTGATTTAGCAAATTTTACGCAAAGCAGCTCGAAACAGAACAAGAAAAGCTCAAAGGATACGTCCAAAACCAAGGAGCCGGCGGAGTAACAGTCGAAGATTATTTGGAAATGTGTAGTATGTTAGGTACAGAACCTAATGAAGAAGAATTTCCAATAGAATTAGATAGTTTGCTAGAAGAAACTCGAGTTGCTGTCATAATACATAGAACATTAAAAGAAGAATGGGCAGGAGTAAGTGGAGTGTATCTAGGCAAATCTTTGCAAGGGATAGATACACTCTTTTCTATTTATGAAGTAAATACTTCTACCTATAAAAAATATGTACTTTATATAATTAATTATATAGATCACATTCTCTATCAAGATATAGAGAAAAGAAGAAAAAGCGGAGCCCCCAGTTCTCAGGAGATATAATACGTGGCAAAACGTAAAATTCAATTAGACCAAACTATTAAGTCTAAGGGCGGAAAAAAGGCGGCCAAAGATACAGAGTCTGTAAATAAAGCTCTGAAGCGCAGTACTTTAGAAGCTAATAAAGCTAAGCGAGCACAGGAAGGTGTAGCTAAGCAAAGTTTATCCACATCCAAAGCTTTCTCTAAGCAGCAACAAGGGCTTGGAGGGCTTGTTCGTGCCTATGCAACAATTGCTGCACACGTATTTGCTTTAACTCAAGTATTTCAAATTCTTCGAGATGCCGCAGACTTTTATAGTATGCAGAAAGCAGCAGAAGATATGTCTAGAGTTACTGGTGTAAATATGATGAGGTTAGCTAGAGATGTACAAGCAGCTACAGGACATAATCTTGCATTAAAAGATTCTTTAGAATCTGTTAATAAAACTTTAGCTGCAGGAGCTACTCCTACACAGGCAAAAGAATTAGCCTTATTAGCTGCTAAAATTTCTCAAACTTTTGGTGGTTCTGTAGAAGCTAATATTAATAAAATTAATAGTGCTGTTTTACGTGGTAGAACAGAATTACTTGCAACTTTGGGTGTTGTTATTGATACTCAACAAGTATATAGAGATTATGCAGCACAATTAGGTAAGACTGCAAATGAATTAACTATATATGAAAAGAAACAAGCGACCATTAATGCTATTCAAAAAGAAGGAGCAAAACTTCTTGGCGATGTTAAGTTAGATAGAAATCCTTATTTAGCTTTGCTTACTACTCTTAGAGATGTAGCAGATGAATGGTTACAAGTAGCTAATAAAGTAGGTACTGCTTTTGTAGAAATTATTAATGAATCTAAAAGATTTGCAGCAGCATTAATTGCTACTTTGGGTGCAGTATTTGCACGAAAGTTAACCCCTGATGCCGCTACTTATCAAGCAAAAGCTATAGCAGCCTTTAAAAATATTGAAGTTCAAGCAGTAAGAACAGCTAAGAAAACTACAGCTGCACAAATACGTGTAAATGATTCTAGAAAGAAAAATTTAGATCTCGCTTTAAAAGGAGCACGAAAAGAAGCCGCTTCTAGAATAACAAGTTTAGCAAAAACAGAATCTGAAGTTAATAAATTTAGTGAAAAAACTAGAAGTTTATTTAATAGAGTAGCCCAAGAAGGTTCAACTGCCTTTAAAAATATGGGCAAACAAATGACTCGTGAACTTCAAGTTGTTCAAGCTCAAATTACTAAAACATTAAATCAACGAGCAAGAATTGCAGCAGGACAACCAGTAAAACCTCTTCGTGGAGTAAGTTCTGGTTTTATTAATGCAGAAACGTCTAGTTTAAGAGCAACTCAAGATGCTTTAGATAGAGTAATTAATAAAAAGAGAAAATTAGGAAGAGAAACGAAAGTTCTTGAAGGACATGTAAATGGTTTACTTCTTAAATATACACGATTTAAAGGTGCTATTAGAGAAGGAACAGCATTAACAACTAGATTAACTGCTGCACAAAGAATTTTAGTTGGTAGAATGATTGAACAGCGCGGAGTATTATTATCTATTGTACCTGCTTTTGCCGCTGTTAATACACGAATTAAAAGAACTACAGCATTAATGGGTGGAGCCAGTGTAGCTTTTAAAGCATATGCTAGAGCAGCGGGATATGCTGCCACAGCAACTAGATTATTTGCTGCAGCTATTAATAAAACAATACCTATTTTAACTACTTTATGGTTAATATTTGAAGTTGGTAAATCTCTTTATGATAAGTTTATAAAATCTAGAGACGAAGATGCTAAAAGTATAAAAGAGGCTAATGAAAGATATGAAGAATTCAATTCAATACTTGACGATAATGTTAAGAAATTAGCTAATTTACGTCGTCTACAAAATGAGGTTTTTTCAGGTAGAAAAACTCAAGCAAATTTAAGTACTTTTTTCCTTAATTTTTCTAATACTCTTTTTAGTGGATTAGAAGGTCTTTTAGCACCTTTAGTAGGCCCAAAAATTGAACCGTTCTTAGACACAGAAAATCTTGATACTCAAATAGATGAGTTAGAAAAAAGATTAAAAACTGCTAGCAGAACAATACTAGGTCTTAGTTTAGGTCCTGGGGGAATTAAAGATGATGGATTAGATATTAAAGTACGATCTGAAGCTTTATCTGAAGCAGAAACTAAAGCAATTCAACTACAAGAAGAATTAGATAAGTTAACGTTAACCAGAGAAATAAAAATCATTACTAGAGACCTAGTTACTAACAGTCCTGGATTACAAGGAGTATTAGCTACTATTGAGAGTGTTGAACAATTAGGACAAGCAGGAATTTTAGCAGGATTTAATATTAATACTTCAGAAATTACTTCTAACTTACATGGTGTAGGTAAAGAGATTCATGATTTAATTAAAGCGGCTAGAGATGGGACTGGTGATTTAGAAGCTGTTAGAGATGCTCTTAAAAAGTATCAAAATATTAAAATAGATCCTAAAGAATTAGGATTAGATGATGTTTTAACTGCAAGTAGAAAATTAGAAATACAAGTTCAATCAATAACTGGTTCTATGAGTTCAATTAATGAACAGTTTGTTAGATCAGTAGGTGCTGCAGCAAAATTAAGAGAGGAATTAACTAATTTAACTATTAATCCTGAATTAACTAGAGCAACTAGTGGTTTAATAAAAGACTTTAAAAACTTAATTCAATCTGATGCAGCAGGTATTTTAAGTGAAGATGGTTTATTACGCTTTTTAAATACTGATATTTTAAGTAAAACCAATGAGCAATTACAGGCTATATTTGATTTATCAAAATCCGAAATTGAAAGCCTTATAAAAAGTTCTGATTCAGCAAGAGAAGCTGTTCAAAAATTATTAAATGTATTAAAAGATAAACAAATAGATTTATTTGCTTCTGCTGCTGGAAAATTATTAGATATGCAAGCAAAAATTGCACAAGAAACTTCTAAGTCTATGGAAGAGTTATCTAAGTATGCTCCAGACTATACTAGTTTAATTACTATGACAAGTATTGCGGAAAAAGAAAATATTAGATCTGCGGAACTTAGATTAAGCGCTGCCAAAAAATATTTACAAGCACAAGAAACTACCTATAAGACAATTGTACGTGGTGGCACAGCCCAAGAAGAAGAGAAAGAGTATTTACTAGCAAAACTAGACGTAGCACGACAGGCTGTAAATGAAGCAGAACATAATCTTGCTCTTTCTAAAAAAGAACAAAGAGTTTTAAGAACACGATTAGATTATGAGGAAAAGTTAAATAGGTTAGAGATAGAGAGAGTTGAAGCAAAACTTAAAGGGCTAGGATATGATAAAAATTCTTATATTAATTTAGTTAAACAAGCTGAAATTGGTAAAAAAATATTAGATTATGAACTTTATAAATTAGATTTAGACGAGCGTCTATTAGAAATTGAAGTAACTCGTGCAAAAGAATTACTTGATAGAAAAATATTTAGTCAGGCAGAAGTAACCGCTCTTGAAACTCAATTAGAAGCTATTAAAGCACAAAAAAGAGAAACTCAATTAAGATTAGGGTTAGAACAAAGATTATTAGATGTACGTGCTCGTGGAGATCGTTATAATCCAATTCCTAAAGATTTAAGACAATTTGGGGCTGATTTACATACTATAATGGAAAATGAAGCTCTTAATTTTGCTAAGGGAATGAAAACAGCAGCAGAAGAGTGGGCAGAAATAATTCAAAAAACTACTGATTCATTTACAGATTCTATTGTAGATGATTTAATAGAAGGCAATGTAGACATAGTAGAGGCAGTAAAAGCTACAGCCAGAACAGCTATTGGAGATGTTGCAAAAAAGAATTTACAAGGACTTACTAGAAATCTATTTGCTGGTCTTTTTGGAAAAGAAGGTAAAGGAGAAGCAACGCAAGAAAAAGCTCTCCGTAGTTTAGAAGAAAAGATAATTAAAGAAGCTGCAAGAAATGCAACTGAACAAGCAATAGCTACAGAAGAAGCAGTAAAAAATAGAGCTTTAACTGAAGCAGAAAAAGAAGCAGCAGCAGCTAGAGCGGAAAGAGAGTTTACATATTTACAAACAGCAGAAGGTAGAGATTTAGAAAAAGTTAGATATTTAACTTCTGCAGCAGGTTCTTTAAATTCTTTAGTATTATGTTGTCAATCTAATAAAGCTTATATGGCAAGTATGATAGCTAAGCAAACAACTACAAATGCTCATTTAACTGGTATATATAAAGAATTACAAAGAATGGCGGCTTGTAGTTGTGCAAGTGCAGGAGATGGGGGTGGAGAAGATTGGATGAAATATGCTAAAGCAGCCGTTCAAGTTGTCGGTGCATATTATGGAGCACCAACAATGGCTCAGGGAGGAGTAGTTACTAAAGATACAGTTGTAAATATAGGAGAAGCAGGTCAATCAGAGGCGGTTATTCCTTTAGCAAATAATAGAGAAGTTCCTGTTCGTATGGATTCTCCAAGTCCTTCCGTTAATGTTACTAATAATTATGATTTTAGAGAGGCTAATCCTCAATCAGAATTACGTATAAGGCAACAAATGGAGCAGTTACGTAAACAAACAATTGCGGCTGTAACTCAGGAATTAAATCGTGGCGGATCATTTGCTAAAAAGGCAGGTAGAAGATAATGGCAGTATATAATTTTCCAACTTATAGTGGTTCTCCAATCATTCCAGACAGCTTATCTTTTGGAATAAACTACAATACTCAAATAAGTACTAGCCCTCTTAATGGCTCTATAAAAACTCTTGAGTTACCTGGTGCTCGATGGGCAGCAAGACTAAGTTATAGTAATTTATCTAATACAGAAACAGATATTATGTTAGCTTGGTTAGCTAGATTACGGGGTATGGCAAATAGGTTTCTTATGTATGATTTTTCTCAACCGGCAACTTCTACAGGACAAAATTCCAATAATACTGCAACAATTTCTAGTGTAAGTGCTGCTGGAGAAAATGTACAAGTTACTTTTACTGGAACACCAACGGGAGGAGCTTTTGCTGTTGGGGATAAATTCTCAGTAAATTCAACTAGGGAAATAAAAGTAGTTGTAGCAACTACAGGAAATCCAGCTGTTTATTACGTTGAGCCCGCTTTTAGAGGCTCAGGAAACTATTCAACAGAACAAGTTGGAACAGGAACTTTTGCTCTAGGTAAATTTATGTTAACTACTGATGAACAAGCTACTAAATTATCTAGTACAAAAATATTTTTAGGCGAATTAAGTATTGATTGTGTGGAGCAATTTTAATGACTAGAGGATTAAGTAATGCTCTTGCAAATATGTTAGAGGGCGATAATTCAAAATTAGTAATATTAGTAAAGATGTTCTTTAAGGATTCTGCTAATACTATTTTAAGATTAAATTCTTCTGGACAATCTGTATGGTGGGATGAAGCCGGTGCAGGGGATCAAGAATATTTAGGAGTTGGAAATTTAGGTGCTATTAATTCTGCTGAAGAAGGTACTGATATACAGTCATATGGTATTCAATTAACTTTATCAGGAATCCCTACTGATTATATTCAAGATTCAGTAAATACTGATTATAAAAATCAACCTGTTTATATTTATTTAGCCGCATTAGATACTGATAATTCAGTATTACATGATGGTACAGAATCTCAAGGTCCCGTAGTTCTATTTGTAGGACATATGGATACTATGAGTGTTAATTTGTCAGACACAGCTACTATTACAGTAGATGTAATTTCTAGATTAAGAGACTGGGAACGTCCTCGTGGTGGTAAATTTAATCACCATACTCAAAAAGCCTACTATGCTTTTTTACATGATGGATCCGGTTTACTAACAGGATTTACCAGACTAGACCGCGGATTTGAGTATGTTGATTCGTTGAAAGATAAAGAAATTAATTGGGGCGGAAAAGCAATCACTTTTAGTGCTAGCATTAATACGGGTAATGGTGGTCGTGGTGTTCGCGGTAGTGATTCAACTAATGCAGTTAGAATACAAAGATGATAAAAGAATTATTAGATAAATATGAAAAATTACCATTTAACTGGGGACAACATGATTGCTGTCTTTTTTCTGCTAATGTAGTATTAGAGGCCACAGGTATAGATTATGCAAAAGAGTTTAGAGGAAAATATTCCACTAAAGAAGAAGCTTTTGACGTAATAAAAAAACTTTATAATTGTGACGATTTAGAAGAGTTGGTAACTAAATTAACTAAACAACCTATAAGACAAGATTGGGAGAATGTATCTCCTGGAGATCTTGTTGCTTATTTTTTCAAAGATGAAATAATTATGGGAATTAATTATGGTGGTAGAAGTTATTTTATAACTACTACTGGTAAAAAATTTTTAAAAGTACCCAACAGAAATTGTGAAGGGTTTTGGAAGGTAATTAAATGACTGGTGCAGAAATTGTAATTGGTACTATTGTTATACAAGGGTGGCAAGCTGCCGCTATAATAGCTACTGTTGCTAATTTAGGCTTATCCTATATTTCAGGAAAAGCACTAAAAGCAAAAATGAAAGATGCAGCTGCACAAAAAGCTCTTCAAACTAGTATTCAATCTGCTATTGAACCAAGAGCTGTTGTTTATGGAGAGGCTCGAATTGGTGGTCCTTATGTATTTTTAGAAACTCGTAATATAGATGATAAAGATGATGCTGAGGATACAAATAAATGGTTGCATATAATTATTGCTCTAACAGCACATCCAATAGAAGAAATAGAGTACGTTTATTTTGATGGTAAACCTATTGATATTCGCGGATGTTACTCCAAAAATGTTATTGGTAAAACAGTTAATGTAGATTATGCTGATTATTTTTGGCCAAACAATAATATACCTGTTTCATCTCCTAGTGGTCATGAATATCGTGGTAATTTAAATCGTTATATTCCAGATAATGAAGATTATTATACTAGATTTAGTGGTACTAATTGGTTTAATATAAACTACCCACTTTGGGATACCGCTCGTAAAGCTGAAGAAAGAGCTACATACGAAAAATTATTTAAGAAAAATTTATATATTATTCCTGTTACTGGACAATGGATATATGATACTCATAGTAATAGTTCTTGGAACACTTTATGGTATAATGAAGATTTTGCTCGTTCAGAAGAAGTTCGTGCTTCCATTCAACGAACAACTACTCCTTATACTTATGTAACTAATACAGGAACTAGAAACCCTACAACTACTGATCCAGATCAAAGTGGTATTCTTCCTTGGAATTTTAATCATCGATTAGAGCGTTGTTCTTATTGTTATATTAGATTAAAATTTGATAAAGAAGTAACTACTGGTATTCCTGAAATTTCTTTTAAAATAAAAGGAAAAAGACTATACAATCCTCTTGCAGACTCTACTAAATATAATCCTGGTAATAGAGGATTATATAGTGGAGTTACATATTATGTTGGAGATATTGTTACAGATGGACCAGGTTATGTATGTATTAAACAATGTATTAATATACAACCAAATGTAACAGCCGGTTGGGAAAATTATTGGGTAGCTCGTACTCATCAATTACCAGATTATCAAACAGATAGTTATGGAACTCAATTAGAAAAAGAAAGTACTTGGATTTATTCTAATAATTGGGCTCTATGTGTACTCGATTTCTTACTTGATAAATATTATGGACTAAGAGCCTCCACTGGTGGAGATATAGTAGAATTAGATTGGGATAGTATTTGTAAAGCAGTACTAGACTCTTATGATGGTGGTTATGTCTTTCGTAGTCAAGGTAATGCTCCAACAGTAGATGCTTCATATTTAGATTACGTAATATGTGATGGACCATTTACAACAGATGCAAGTCCTGCTGATATTTTAGAAAGTTTATTAGCCGCAGGGCTTGGAGAACTTGCTTATAGTCAAGGTAAACATCGTTTATATGCTGGAGTATATACAGAACCGGATAATAATCCAAATACGGAATCAGAAGATAATTTTGATGAAAGTTATTTAGCTGAAGGAGGTATAGAGGTTATCACTTCTTTACCTACAGCAGATATGTACAATGTAGTAACAGGTACTTATATACAACGCCAAGATCAAGATGGTCGTTGGACTTTTGAATCAACCGAGTTTGATCCACAAAAACAGACTACATATATTGCGGAAGATGGTGAAGAAATAACTACAGAAATATCTTTACCTTTTATACAAGAAAAAGAACAGGCAGAAAAACTAGCAACAATGATGCTAGAAATTCCTCGTCGTGGATATGTAATTCGTGCAAATTGTAATAGCAAAGCTTGGAAATATGCTGTAGGAGATATAGTATATGTATCTATGGATAGACTTGGTTTAACTAATAGTATACAACCTAGTTTTACTTTAGATAGTTCTGGTAATACGGATAGTTATAAACAATTTAAAATTGAAAATATGTCGTACAATGAAAATGGTACGATAGATTTAACTATGCGTGAACACGATATGGGATTATACAAGCCTACTGGTATATATGCTAATGATCCTGTTCCAAATACTGATGATTTATATCTAGAAAATAAAACTACTCCAGCAAATCCTCCTACAAATTTAAGCGCAACAAATGTAGAAAGAGTAGAGCCTAGTGGATCACGAAGCAGTTTTGTTCGTTTAACTTTCGATGGTCCTAATTTAAAAGCTATGTCCCCTGATTGGGTTCAAGGACATAACTATGATTATATTGCTTATTACAGAGTAAAGTATGCAAGAAGTTCCAGCCCAGCTGAAACTACCAGTCCTTTCCCATATGATGTAGATGGAGATCCTTGGCATTACATAGATGTTCCTGCTAATAGAGATTTTAATAGTGCTGTTGGTGTTGACGCGGCTGTACAGTCCGTTGATATTTTTGATATGGAGCCCAATGAAACTTATGAAATAGCAGTAAGAGCGGTACCAATAATAGGATATCCTTCTACTTGGAGTGATGCTACTCTTAGTCATAATACTCCAGTTTTTAATACTATTACTATTACAAATGCTGAGTCTAATGAAGTTGGAGCAGGATATGTATCTTTTGATATAAGCTATACAGGTGTAACTTATAATAATTTACAAACTGTAAATATTTACTATGATTATGCTTCTCCTTATGTATTTCCTGTAAGTCCTTTTCCTGCAAGTAGCGGATTAGAAAGATTTCCAGCACCTACTGATGATCCATCCCCTACTAGAATATATTTCCCAACAGATGAAATTATTGAAGGTAGATTTTGGTTTGAATTAGTAGATACTGCAGGGCAGATTTCTAATAGATATCCTGCTGGAGATGTTGGTATTTCTGCCACTGCTCCAGATGCTACTGCGGGTCAAGATGGTATCAGTGCATTTTTAACTGTACCAGC